TTGGAGTGGTTGGAGTGGTTGGAGTGGTTGGAGTGGTTGGAGTGGTTGGAGTGGTTGGAGTGGTTGGAGTGGTTGGAGTGGTTGGAGTGGTTGGACCTGTTGGACCTGTTGGACCTGTTGGACCTGTTGGACCTGTTGCAGTCTCTGATGGTATCAAAAAGAATGCCCCCATGGAGGAAGAACAGCATATCATTAAAACAGCTACACCTATAATAGCTGTCTGTGACATTTACTATAAAACAACATTTTTTTAGGTACGAGCCAGTGTTATAATCACAGGTTGTATTTAATTTCTTCTCTCTTAGTATAAATGAATCGTCCCGTCTCCAACGTTCTCATGGAAGCTCTCGTCATTGGTATCATGAATGCCGCGCTTATCTATGGTATCAATCAAATGAATTTCAAGATTGATACACCCCTTCTCCATCTCATCGCCGGTGCCCTCATCCACATCATTTTCGAATATACAGGGGGTAACAAATGGTGGTGTACACAAACTTACTAATCTCTAATGGGTAGCTTCCCACTCGTCAATCGCCTGTTGAACATCTCTCCACTCTGACCTGAATCGGTCCTCTTCCCGTCTCATGTCATCATGACACATCATCAAACTGTCCAACAAAACCTGGTTAGCTGCGTTTGTCCTATCCATATACTCTTTGTAGAACATGTGCGCATGTGGGATCACAACCCCCTTATCCCGAAGACTGTCAAGGGTCAAACTCCTAATCGTGAAACCCATCCTGTTTGCTGCGTCTCTGATCGCGTCCCTCCTAACACCTTCAGTGACCCTCTGGCGAATCTTTAGAGATTTCATACGATTCCTGATCCTCCTTAGTTCATTACTAATTCGTCCAAGTTCTGTTTCTAAATTTCGGCGCTGGTCTATAAGATCTTCGGGTATGGGTATGGGTTGAAAAGGTGCACGCTTAGTAGGTGCTTTAGGTAAGATTTTATGGATGTCTCGCATAAAGTTGCACAACTTCAAGTAATCCCCCTCTGGGATTGACTCGGAGTTGAGGTCAATGATGGACATCATATTGGTAAGGGCCTCCATGATTTTTGTTTACATTTCAAATATTTACGTTCTACTTAGGTTATGTGTTTTCAATTTCTATTATCCACTCCTCAATTTTCTCAATTCGTTCCATAATAACTCCCCGATACATATTCCTATACGTGTTTTCCATATGAATGAAACCTTTGCAGATATTACGTAAACCCTTTTGGAATGTCTTTTCATCTATGTACAATTTGTTTTGTATTTGGCGTTCCCGGAAGGTGTCAGGTGTATAATCACGCAATCGTACATCATTCAACTGACAATAATGTCTAATTGCGTCCAACTTTATATTCTTAGATGTGCGCTGTATAGGTCTATGTATTTCGAGTTCACTTTCCAAATGGCTTATTTGCGATTTAAAAAACACTACTTCATTATCAAGTGACGTATCATAGTAACGATTGTAAAAATATTCTAAAACCTCGTCACTCTGATCATTTACGTGTAAATGAAAGTTATCATAGTCAAATAGAGGATTCATTTCTTTCTCATCTTTTTTTCTATATACATTTCTCAATAAGTTACATAATTCAAGATATTTACCCTCTGGTAACTTATCTGAAATCTCATCTATGACTCGCATTACATTTCGGAGGTCTTCCATACTTGTATCTTAAAGTTACGTGCTTTCTAAGTAAGTTTATTTTATCGGTGATCCCATCTCAACCATATCATCATCTTCATCACTTGGGTCAATAATCAAAATCTTAACGGGGGGGTAGATCTTGTCCATGAGGAACTATCACGCAGAAGATCTTTTTTTAGGTATACTTAGGTTAGTTAAAACCAAACGCACGTAGGAAAAATTCCCGATCTTTATGAGTATCAAAGTAAACACGGAAACCGTCACCATGATACGGCTTTGGATCGTCTAGAGTCTCAGACATACGTCTCTCGGACTCGGACTCAGTCTCGGACTCGGACTCGGACTCAGTCTCGGACTCGGACTCGGACTCAGAATAGTCATGATTGTAAATAGTAATATCCGGGTTAGAGTCCTTATGAAAATGAATATTAATAGTAGACATCTTATAGTTCTTCTACATTTGTATTCCTTATGTAACTTACCTCCGAAACCGACGTGGTCGTGATGATGGTTTCTTGCGCATTGATAAAATTAATACCAATACCAACATACAACAGCAGACCGACAAAATAGTCCCAAATGCTATGTATATTATGTTATTGTTATCAGTGGACTCCGCTGATGGCCCCGCTGATGGCCCCGCTGATGTGGAACACGGTTCTGTATTACACTCTCTAAGTTCCATCGTTGGACTGGGGCATGCAGTGCCACCATGAGCAGATGGAGTTATAGTGGTCCATGTTCTTGTTTGTGTACCACCACCACACGGCTGATTACATGTATTATAATCACTCCATGAACCCACACAATCAACAGGACATGGATCTGTATTACACTCTCTACTTTTTGTAGTTGGGCTAGGGCATGCAGCGCCACCGTGAGCAGATGGAGTTGTAGTAGTCCATGTACTTGTTTGTGTACCACCACCACATGTTACATTACACCCACCATAATCACTCCATGAACCCACACAATCAACAGGACACGCTTGTGTATTACACGGCCGACTTTGTGTAGTTGGACTGGGGCACGCAGTGCCACCATGTTTAGGGTTTTTTGTAGTGGTCCATGATCTTGTTTGTGTACCACCATCACATGCCGCGCTACAAGAACCATAATCACTCCACGTACCTTCACAAGGTTCTGGTGGTGATACCAATGCAACCACGGGAGCAACTACTGGAGCAACAAAATCCATAACTGGAGAAGTCACTGGAGAAACCACTGGAGAAATGACACTCGCAACTGGAGAAACCACGGGAGAAATGACACTCGCAACTGGAGAAATGACACTCTCAACTGGATTTCCTCCTCCCATGATGTTTTAAATCTGTTATATACATCTAAAAAAATTCCAGGCGTTCATGTAAAGTTGGAAATGTTTTCTTCTTCCACTCCTTTTCCACATGGTCAAACATTTTGGTGCGACACTTGGAGTAATGCAACCTTTGGGACAAATGGTACTCATCACAATCCTGCCTACCGGGTAAACCCCTCCAATTTTCAAAATTATCACTGTACCACTGTTCCTTCTCTATGTTATTATATTCATTCTGTAGAGATTCAGTGAGTTCATTTTGAAGTTCATCATCACTCTTCTCTAATGTTGAATATTCTTCATACAAGTGATCAACAAGCACAGAATCAATCTTTGTGGTGAGGGTTAAGATTCTTTGTATCTGGGCATCACATTGAGTGTCTCCAAACTTTACAAAGTTTTCACAGTGTCTCTTTTTGAATTGTGAGAGTACATTTTCACACTTCAAACGAAGGTCTTCAAGTTGTTGGTGATTCATATATTTTCAATTAGAACTCAATCCTTATCTACTTTTTCTTTGCAACTATAACTATAACTATAAACATAAATGCACACAAACATAATAATGAACTAGACCCCGACGCGATCATCGTCGTAGAATTGTCACCCTCTGGTGGTGGACTTGGACCGGTTGGAGTGGTTGGAGTGGTTGGAGTGGTTGGAGTGGTTGGAGTGGTTGGAGTGGTTGGA